TTCTGAGGCCAGCCCTAGCCAGCCTGGTGCAATCCACAGGCGACCTGACCTACAGCCAAGACCTACTCAACACGGCGCTTGACATCAGTGCAGCCACCGGCACAGACCTTACTACCGTCACCGACGCCCTAAGCAAAGCCGCTGTCGGCAACATGAAAGCCCTGGGCAACCTAGTGCCAAGTGTGCGCGACAACATCAAGGCAGGCGAATCACTCGATCAAATAATGAAAGAACTGTCATTCACTGTAGGCGGCGCTGCAGCAACAGCAGCCAACAGCGCCGAAGGCCAAATGAAAAGACTGTCGCTAACAATTTCAGAAACCAAAGAATCCATTGGCGCAGCATTCTTGCCCATCCTCGAGAAATTGCTACCCAAGCTGCAATCGTTTGCTGCATTTGCACAAGAAAACACAACACTCATCACAGCGCTCATTGTCAGCGTTGGCGCGTTGTCGGCAGCAATCCTTGTCTTAAACACCGCAATCAAAGTTGCCACCGCTGCACAAATCGCATTTAACTTTGCGCTGACCGCTAACCCCATCGGCATAGTCGTTGTCGCAATAGCCGGCATCGTTGCGTCGTTTGTGTTGCTCATCAACAAAACAGGCTCAGTCATCAACGCATTTAAGTACATGGGCAACTCAATAGTCATGGTGTTTGAGGGCATCGCCAATGCGTTTAACTTCATGCTCAACGGCATTGTCTCAGCAATCAATCTCATACCAGGCGTCAGCGTGCCACTCATACCCAAAGTTGTGTTGCCCAAGTTCAGCTTTACATCACCAGGCAGCGGCTCAGTTAGCGGCAGCTCAGGCATTACTGCCGGGCCAGACCTACTCGAGCGATCACTTATCAAAGCCATACCTGCAGGCGGCCCAGCCGTAAGCGTTGCTACTCCTTCAGCGCCACGCGGCGGCGGCGGTAGCGCTGCAACAGGCGGCGCTGCCGCTGCAGGTTTTGGCAACATGCCAGGCGGCGGCAGCCAAAGTTTGCGAATGGATTTTGCAACAGGACAATTTGTGCCATTTGATTTTACCGCTGAACCACAACGCAACATGCCAGACAACATCAACATCACCATCAACGCAGCTGTCGCTGAAGCAAGCCTGGGCCAAACAATCGTAGATGCGCTAACCGATTACAACCGCAGGTCAGGGCCGCTAGACCTACAGATTGCAGTCTGACGTGTCGGCCGCAGTCGTACAGGCAGGCAACTACCTGCTCGAGCTAGACACAGGATTCTTACAAGACGCATTCACACTTGACAGCGCAACCAAAGGCGTACTCAACAACACGCAATTCGTGTTAAACGGCACAACACAATTTGCTGACATCACAGACTTCACAACCGACGTGCAATACAACCGCGGCCGCAAGAAAACCGACTACCAATTTGGTGCCGGCACGATGTCATTCACGATGCGTGACGAGACAGGCATCCTTGGCCCATACGACACCAGCAGCCCTTACTACGACCCAGCCAACAATCAGCCTGGCTTGGCGCCTATGCGACGTATTCGTTTGTCGCGAAACAGCGTGTATTTGTTTGTCGGTGTAGTTACGTCGTACTACTACCAATTTGCAATGGCAGGCCCTAACACAGTCAACGTGCAATGCGCCGATGATTTCTATTTACTTGCACAAACCAACCTTGATCAACTCAATGTCACGGCACAACTGCCAGGGCAACGCATCGCAACCGTGTTGGCATTGCCAGAAGTTGACTACACAGGCACAACCAGCTTGGCTACCGGCACAGTCAACTTGGGCCACGACAGTCATTACACCGTGCCAGCCGGTACCAACACCCTGCAATACCTAACTCAAATCAACCAAGCCGAACAAGGCCGCCTATTTATGGCAGCCGACGGCGTACTGACAACGCAAAATCGCATCGGCAACACGCTGTCAAGCCCAACAATCTCATTTGGTGACGACGGCATACGCGCCAAATACATTGACATTGAGGTTGAGTTTGACGCCGACAACGTAATAAACAGATCCGTCGTGACCGGGCTAAACGGCACAACCGACAGCGACAGCGACGCAGCCAGCATTGCCGAATACTTCACACAAAACTTGAGCATCACCAACAGCCTTTTGCATGAGGCTGGCCAAATAGCAGAGCTGGCTGCCTACCTTCTCGAGCCTGACCCAGAACCCCGATTTACCAGCGTCACAGCCTTCTTTGCCAACCTGACCGACGCACAACGCACAGCCGCAGCCGCAGCCGACATAGGCGACACCATCAGCATAGAAAAACAAATACCAGGGCTAGGCAGCCCAGTAGCAGCCGAATACAGCATCGAGGGCATTATGGGCAAAATCAACTTCAATCAAGGCCACACAATCACTTACTACACGGCACCAACCACCATTGTGTATGAGCTGATTCTTAATGACGCAATCTATGGTGTAATAGATGCACAGAATGTTCTAGGCTAAAGACATGGGCGCCAATGCACAGACCACAGTACCGACGTTTGTTGCGTCGCAGGTATTAACCGCAGATCAGCAAAATCAAAGCGCCCGTACGGGTGTGCCAGTTTTTGCTGGTACTACTGAACGTGATGCGGCTTTTGGTGGTGCTGGTGAAAAGACATTGGCTGAGGGCCAGTTGTGTTATTTGGAATCTACGAACAAGGTGCAGTACTACGACGGTGCCGCTTGGGCTAACCTTGGCAGCGTGACAAACGTAGAACGATTTACCGCGTCAGGTACTTTTACGCCCCCGGCGGGTGTTACGTATGCAATTGCGCACATCAGTGCAGGTGGCGGCGGAATTGGCAGCGCGTCATCAGGCGCAGGTGGCAATAGTTCAGTAGCGTTTGCAGGCGGAACAGTCACAGCAACTGGTGCTGGTGCGTTCAACATTGCGTTTAACGTGGTAGATCAAAGTACTGCCGTAGCAGGTGCGGTGAATAGCGGTAAAGGTGCTGTTATGTCTACTAGGACTAGCAACACCTCAACCGGAATGATGGCAAGTGATGGGGCGTACATTGTCGCAGGTGGCGCAGTCACACCCGCCGTAGGTATCACCGTGACCGTTGGCGCAGGCGGCACAGCAGGTACAAACGGTGCAGCAGGCGGCAGCGGCTACGTATGGATTGAGTACCAAGTATGAGTGAACGCACCGTCGCAATCGTTGAACCAAACGTAACCAACGGCGTAGTAGTCAACTGCGAAGTAGTCGCACCCGACTGGGTAAACACCGACCCGGCGCACCTAATCGAATACACGCCAGAAAACCCTGCCGCAATCGGCTGGTCAGTTGTAAACGGTGTAGTAATCGTGCCACCACCACCCGAACCCGTTGACTAATGAAATGGGTAGCAATCGTGGCGCTACTTACCTTGACGGCCTGCGAAACAACACGCAGCAACAACAGCAAACCTGCAACACGCCCAACGTATTGCACACCCGTAGATCGGTGCTGACATAAAAGAGCGCTACACAGCTGAACAACTACACGCACGCATGGTTGCAACCGTAGGCGTACTACTAGGCGTTGTGTTTGCCGTAGTCGTAATTGGTTTTGTGTACGGCCTGCTATTCGTGTCGCAACCAATGGAACAAGCACCCAATGACAAAGAGTTCATAAGCCTTATGGCAACGATTGTCACGTTTTTGTCTGGCACATTGGCAGGCATAGTTGCCAGCAACGGCATGAAAGACAAACCTAAATAGTGACGTCACAACCTAAGCCTTACATTGTCGGCACATACGGCATAGTAAACCACAAACTGCCTGGTACTGAACTATGGGCCAAACTTGCAGGCGTACATAGCCAGGGCGCATTGTGGAATAACGGCACATTTGTGCAACGCGACATACGCGGCAAGCCAGGGCAAATTAGCAACCATGCTCGAGGCGTTGCAATGGATTTGTCATTTAGGTTTATGGAATCAAACGGCAAAGGCGTCACCAACGGCCGCACCAAAGCAATCACATTTTTGCAACAAGCCTTAGACAATTGGGATTTGTTAGGCATACAAATGATTATTGACTACTGGCCTAACCCACACGGCCGCGGTTGGCGTTGTGATCGAGTAGGCACTGCAATGCCAAAACCACATGCACATGAGGCGTGGCGCAAATACGACACACCAACCGTGACAGGCGCACCAGGCGGCGACTGGCTGCACATAGAAATCTCGCGCACCATGGCAGAGAACGAAAGCCTTGTGCAGCAAGCCTTTGCTAAGGCATTCCCCACTACCTGACAGACCGTCACTAAGGTTGTCAGCAACCTAAAGACAGCGAGGCAGCTATGTCTGAACCCACCCCTACTACGCAGGCAGTCATCATTCTGTACGAAGTGTTCACAGGCGTGATGCCTGACGGACAACAGGTCATGGTGCAATCCTTCAGACGACAAGGCGAGGACAAAAGCATGATGTCGCAAATCGCATTCCGTAAATACAAATGGCAGACGTGGGGCGCACCCATCCGGCTAGACCACGACCATCAAATTGATCGCACCACAGGCGACAGCGCATGACCGTAGTAAGCAAACTTGTCTGGGCGTCACTTATCGGGCTGTACGGCCTATTCGTCGTCAACGTGCCAAACCCTGCAAAACAGCCACAAACCCCTATTTACGCCCCTGCCACAAGCGTCACAATGCCCCAGGATGCGCCAAAACCCACCCCCCTGCCTAGTAGTACCCCCCTTATTAAGGCAGGCGACTGTGAGTCGTTTATTGGCATGGCCTACGGCATCGGCTGGCCGGCAGCTGCCCTAGACACGCTCGAGCTAGCAATGCGGCTTGAGTCAGGATGCGACCCCTACGCAGTAGGCGACAACGGCGACAGCATCGGCCTTATGCAAATCAACATGCCAACCTGGTGCGTACCTAACGACAACTGGCCAATCGGCTGGATGCAACATTACGACCTGGGCATTTGCGGCGACCTATGGAACCCAGAAACAAACCTGCTGGTCGCATTGGCCATTTGGGAAGGCTGGACAGGCTCAACACCTGGTTGGCACCATTGGCACGCACTCAGATGAGACGGTATGCACAACTGTGTCTGACCGTTGCGTTACTGTTTGCAATCACACTCATCACAAGTAGGTAAAACATGGCGCGGGCAGCGTGGACAGATCAAGAGCAACTGATTGCAGATTTGACGTTGTGGTTGGACAACGAACCAAACCACAGAAATGCACGGCTACTTGTGCGAGCCATTGCACACATCTGTTGGCAAACCACAGTCATCATTGAAGTCAAAAGCGAAGTGCAACAATTAGAGGCGGCTGCACGTGCGCGTTGACGCTGTACGCATAGACCTAGACGCGCAAGACATTCGAGCATGCCAGGCGTTGGCTGATGAACGCATTCGCAAGTACGGCCGGCAGCATCGGCCATACAACGGCACATTGACAGCACAAAAACTGCAACGCATTAACCGCCTGGGCGTCATGGGCGAACTAGCTGTTGCCACATACCTTGATTTGCCGTTTAGTTGGGAATGCAATTACACACCGACCAGCAAAGACGATGACGTACACGGCATCCAGGTACG